GATATTTTATTATGACAAAAATAGTGTTGGTTGAATGGTATGACGCACAATCTGGCCCCTCTGAATGGAAGGAGATGAAAGAAGTTATAACATTAAGACCAGCACTAGGTAAAACTGTAGGATATTTAGTGGCTGATGGTAAGGTTGACAAGTTGCCTTACATTGTGGTATGTCCTCACATAGTAGGGATTGGTGATAAAACTGTCGATGGTGACGGTGAAATTGCCATTCCAAAAGCATGGGTTAAGAAAATAACTGTTCTACTTGACGATAAGGATGTCAAAAATGAATATCTTTTACCTAGCAAAAAATCCTAAAGTTTGTGCAGCTTACCATAACGATAAGCACGTAGTAAAAATGATTCTTGAATCTGCACAGCTTTTGTCCACAGCCCATCATATCATTGATGGTGAACCATCTATTGATTGCTATAAGGCAACCCATAAGAACCATCCTAGTGCTGTTTGGGCTAGGGAATCAGGACGTAACTACGAATGGTTGTGGTGCCTTACTAAGAATCTTTGTGAGGAATACACTAGACGGTACGGTAAAGTTCATAAAGTTCAATCGTCTGGACTTCTTGATCGCCTTGCCAATCGTCCATATGAACTTAGACTTGGTGAGTTTACTGATCCTCCTCAGTGTATGCCAGATGAATACAAAGTTGAAGGAGATTCAGTACAGGCTTATCGTAACTATTACATCGGTGCCAAAGCTGGCTTTTCTAAATGGTATAAAAAGGAAGATATGAAGCCTTCGTGGTGGACAGAAGCTGCATAATGGAAAATCACGCACTTTTTCCAGTTCTTATAAGTAAATTTCAATACGATAAAAATGATGTGGTAAAAGATATTTTACTATGTCAAGAAAGTATTGATAAATATTTTAAGAATGGAATGACTTGTGAACCTATATATAACAGTTTACATCATGAAGAAGGGCTGACTGATTTTTACAAGTTCGTAAGTAAATCTGTAAAAGATTATCTAGATGTATGTAACGTCAAAACAGAATTGTTTGATGTTATGGTACACAAGTCTTGGTTAAACGTAGGTAAAGATAGGGGTAATCCAAGGCACAATCACATGGATTCCCACATGTCTTTCGTATATTATGTACACACACCATGTAAAAACTCAATAAGATTTTTTGCTGATAAGAATGTGTATGAACCATATGATAACTTTTATACTAACTATGTAAAAGAAAATCAATGGAATGTATTTAATTCAAGATCGTGGACATTCCCTCCGAGTGATGGGGCGTTGTTTGTATTTCCAGCCTCGCTATCACATAATGTAGATGGTCCTATTGATAATAAATTTCTTGTCAACTCTATAAACGATCTGTTACAATGCCGCATATCAATAGCTGGTGACGTTTTTATCATAGCTAAAGAAGTAATTAAGGAGACTTATCGGGTTGTGCAGCCCTATAGCTTTTGGAGAAAATTCGATGAATAACAATATGAAAAAGTTTCAAGCTGAAAATATGATTTTTCAAGCTAAACAAACAACAACAGATGCTTTAATTATTTTAAAGTTATTTGTTGTATTATCTTTAATTGGTGGTTTTATTATTTGGTGGTTAAAATAAAATGTTAAATGAAAAACCAAATTATTTATTCTTAAATGTCTATAGAAATTATGTAGACACAACTAAAGAATATAATAAATTAGAACGTACTGAAAAGTTAGCTGTAATTGAAAAGACCATACAAAAATTAAAGGTAATGAGTAATGACATTTACGAAGAACTTGAGAAAATTCAAAGGCTTCTGTAGTCCAAAAAAAAGTTCTTGACAGTGGTTTTCTGAGGTGTTACGATGTTTTCTAGTGGTCTTTGTAGAGATGTTAAGAAGAAAAGAAAAGAAATGGTTAAAAGAACTAAACTTAAAAGACTTTTAGAAGAAACTTTAGAAGTGTTGTCTGATATAAAACTTCATGGTAAAATTACTACAATATCTTTTAAAGAAGTTTCTAAGTTACATAATGATATTGAATTTATGTATAAAAGAATCAAAAAGAGTACATCTAAAGTAGATCATTCAACATTAGTATAACCATTAAATGGGAGATATTAATATGACTTCTAAAAAGTATAACTTTAAAACTCATTCAGAAATTTCTAACAGTCTTAAAGACTATATTATTTCTGTGTCTAATGAACGTGATATAGAAGGTATTCCAATTGAAGATATTAATAATTTCTTAAATGGTGTTGAGACTTGGGATGCCGAAGATGAGTTGTTTGAAGCAATAGCGGATATGTCTCCAAATAGAAGTCGATCAATGCACTAGAGGAGAGTACAATGAATATAAAGCTACTTCTTGTAGTCTTTGTATCAGTTATTCTTTTTGTAATGCTTGAGTTGGGTGTCTTAAATAAAGAAGTTTCTTCTAGTATAGAAACTAACACTAATAAAATAAACTATAGTGTTGAAATTAACATAGAAGAAATGGAATGTTTAGTAGAAGCAATATACTTTGAGGCTAGGTCTGAACCTTTCGATGGTCAGATTGCAGTAGCAAATGTAATTCTTAATAGGGTTAGTCACTACAAGTTTCCTAGTAATATTTGTAGTGTAGTAAGAGCAGGAAAAATAAATTCAAAAGGTAATCCCGTAAGAAATAAGTGTGCTTTCAGTTATTGGTGTGATGGTAAACCAGAAGACATTGTTAACTCTTCAGCATATAGAACAGCTACTGATGCTGCTGTAATTGCTCTTGAAGGGTTTGTAATAAACGGTCTTGACAGAGCAACTTTTTATCATGCAGAAAATGTTAAACCTAAATGGTCAAAGACTAAGAAGTTTATTCGTCAGCTAGGAACACATTTATTTTACGAGTAATATGAAAATGAACATTGACAAGACTACCAGTCTTCTGCTAAAGATTGCAGAGGACATACCAGAGCCAGTCCGAAACTATCGGCTGGCTTCTGCACTTTTAATAAAGAAACAAATTGTAGGTTTGGGAGTTAACAGTTATAAGACTGATCCATTTCAGTCTAAGTATATGAAGAATAAATTTAGTATCTTTGTTCATGCAGAGATTGCAGCAATTAAAAACGCATTAAAGAGAATTGATATTGAAGACTTTAAGCGTAGTTCATTGATTGTTGTAAGAGTAAAGCGTGACATGAATAATACAAAGTTTATTCCTGCGTTATCAAAACCTTGTATTGGTTGTATGTCTTGCATATATGAGTTTGGAATACGAAATGTGTTTTATACTAATGAAGAAGGGAAAGTGAACCAGTTATGAAAGCTGAATTAATTGATTCAATGGGCAGCGATATTACTGTGGTAAATTCAGCTAGAGTATCATTTGATAAACAAGCTGAGTGGGATGTTCTAGATAGTCAGAAAGTTCTAAAGTTCTGTGATAAGAAACTAATTGAATATCTAGCAAAGCATAATCACTTTACACCATTTACACATTGTACTATTACCTTAAGAGAAACTGTTCCAATTTTCGTAGCTAGGCAAAGATTTAAACATACAGTAGGCTTTAGTTATAATGAGGTTTCCCGTAGGTACGTTGATGGTAAGCCACAAATTTATTTTCCGAAACATTGGCGTAAAAGAGCAGAGAATAAGAAACAAGGAAGTAGTGAAGAATATATTCTAATTAAAAATAACGAATATAATAAGGTAGTAGATTTGTGTCTTAGTACATATGAATCTTTAATTAAACAAGATGTCTGTCCAGAACAGGCACGTATGGTTCTTCCTCAATCTATGTATACAAGTTACTACGTCACAGGTTCTTTGTTTGCATTTGCCCGTGCTTATGTGTTAAGATCATCTCCTGATGCACAGCAAGAGATTAGAGAACTTGCAGCAGACTGGAATAAAATTATTAGTAAACTGTTTCCTGTATCGTGGAAAGCTTTAACAAGAAAGGATAAACAATAAATGGCTGGTAAAAATTTAAAGTCAGGTGTAAAGAACGAGATTAATTCAAGACACATGCGTACAAGTATTGGCAAATCAAATAACTCTAAACCAAAAAACAAACACAAGCGAAGGTCATGGAAAAGATACAAAGGACAGGGCTAGTTCTTTTCTTGTTGCTTTCTTCTTGCAGTTCTCCAGAGTTTGGTGTAAAGGTAGAGAAAGAAGTTTTATCAAGCCAGCCTACTGGTGGTGTACATCCACAGATAAAATGGAGATTTTAAATTGCCGAAGAAATCTACTAAAAAAGAATCTGAAGTATTTTGTTTAATACAAGAAGCTTTTAAAAGATATTCTAGTGGTAAGTTAAGCTTTGAGAGATTGTCAAGATATGAGATGGTAGAATTAGGATTTGATCCTAATAACCCAGAAGATATTTTAAAGTATGACAAGTTTATGAATGATCTTGCTGAGAACTTAGATAAAATGGAAGACTACTTGTCTTCTATGGAAGATGACACTGAAATAGAAAATGATATTGAATTTGAAGCTGACTTTAATTTAGAAGAAGAAGATAATGACAACAAATAATCTTTGGGAAAAAGAAAAGAAAAGAATTTTTAGAGAACTTTATAAGCAGTACCTTGAAGAAGGGTATGATCATAAGGTAGCTAAGAAGTTAGCACAAGAAGAGGCAGCAGAGTTGTCTGAACTTGACGATAGATTTATTAAAAATATATTTACCGCAGAATATGGTGATGAGTGATGTATAAAATAATTAGAATTTCATCCAATGAAACTAAGTGTATTGACGATTGTAAAACAAAGGAGGAGTTGCAGGATTCTCTTCAATCTCTTTTGTTATTGACTGCCCATTTGGGGTATGCTACAAGAATGAAGCCAGATGGCTTTGATGTAATAAGCCAAGGAGATTATCCAATTGTTGTACAACACTACAAGGTCGAGGAATATGGAGAATAACAGCCATACCGTTAAGGTTCATCAGCCTTGCGATGACTGTGATTCTAGTGATGCTTTAGCTTTATATTCTGATGGACATACACACTGTTTTAGTTGTAACATAACTAGGTTTCCTAATAAAACTTATCGCTACGAAGAGGTAGATGAAATGTCTGAATCAGTAGTTTCGGTTCCCAACTTCAGTACCGCTACGCCTACTTCAAGAGGCTACATTGGTGCCATTACAGACAGGAAGATTTCTAAAGATACTTGTGAAAAATATGGTGTTCGTATTGTAAGTAATGGTGATGGTACGATTGGAAGTCACCTGTATCCATACTATGATCGTAATAATAATCTAGTTGCTTACAAAGTACGTGCAGTAGCTACAAAAGATTTTACTGCTGAACCTATGGGTGGACTTGGCCGTGCAACTTTGTTTGGTGAGAACATCTGTCAGCAGGGTGGTAAGTATGTTACAGTAACTGAAGGTGAACTTGATGCACTGGCGGCTTATGAAATGCTAGGCAGCAAGTGGCCTGTAGTATCAATTAAAGATGGTGCAGCATCAGCATACAAGAACTGCAAGAACAGCTATGCCTTTCTCAACAGCTTTGAGAACATTGTTATTTGTTTTGATAACGATGAGAAGGGTAAGGCTGCTGCTCAAAAGGTTGCAGAACTGTTTGAACCTAACAAGTGCCGTATCGTTTACAAAGATCTTAAGGATGCTTCTGATTATCTTAAGGAAGGTAAACGTGAAGATTATGTACGTGCTTGGTGGGCTGCTAGAGTATACACTCCCGCTGGCATCATTAACCTAAAGGACTATGGTGAAGCACTGTATGACGAAGGGCAGCAGCAGACCTGTTTATATCCGTTTGCAGGGCTGAATGAAAAGCTGTATGGTATTAGGACTGGTGAACTTGTAACGATAACTGCTGGTACTGGTACTGGTAAGTCTTCAGTAATTCGTGAAATTATGCACTATGTTCTGAATAACACCTACCAGAAAGAAAACATTGGCGTTATTTCTCTGGAAGAGAATGTAAGAAATACAATTTTCCATCTTATGTCAGTAGAGGCTAATGCACGGCTTTACATTAGAGAAGTTAGAGAAGCTTTTCCAAAGCCTGATCTTGAACGGTGGCAACAGGCTACAGTTGGTACAGGTAGGTTCTTCGCCTTTGACCATTTCGGGTCACTAAAGACAGAAGAAATTCTTGCCCGTGTTCGATACATGGTAAAAGCTTTAGATTGTAAGTGGATTTTCCTTGACCATCTGTCCATACTTGTGTCAGGATTAGAAGGTATGGATGAACGTCGAAACATTGACATTCTAATGACTAAGTTACGTAGCTTGGTAGAAGAAACTAATTGTGCATTACTTCTTGTCAGCCATCTTCGCCGTACAGGTGCAGATAGTGGACATGAAGATGGTAAGGAAGTATCTATTTCTCACCTACGCGGCAGTCAGTCTATTGCACAGCTTTCAGATGCAGTCGTAGCATTAGAACGTGATCAACAATCGGATGATCCTAACATTGCAAATACTACAACGGTACGTGTACTTAAGAACCGCTATGCTGGTGATACGGGCATTGCCTGTCACCTGTTCTTCAACAAAGAAACAGGACGCTTGACAGAGGTAGCCAAGTTAGGGGATAATGGTGAAGAGGACAAAGATCTAACGGAGTTATAAGATGCGGGTAGTACTGGACATTGAAACAGATGATCTTAATGCCACAGTAATTCATTGCATCGTAGCCAAGGATATAGATACAGGTAGTGTCTATATCTTTAAAAGTAGTGAGTGTTATACTGACTTTCCTTCATTTTCTAAGAATGTAGACAAGTACATCATGCACAACGGTGTATCATTTGATGCCCCTGTATTGAAGAGATTGACTGGTGTTAATATAAAGCTAAGTCAGATTATTGATACCATGATTCTATCTCAGCTTATAAATCCAATGCGTGATGGTGGTCATTCTTTGGAAGCTTGGGGAACTACTCTAGGCTTTCCAAAGATTGACTTTCAGAACTTCACTCAGCTTACGGATGACATGGTGCAATACTGTGTTAATGACGTACAGTTAACACACAGAGTATACATAGCGATGCTTAAGGATATTGAAACAATTTCAGAATCCTGTATTGTTCTTGAGCATCAGATACGTGCCTTGATTAATGAACAAGAGAGAAATGGTTTTACTCTTGATATTCAGAAAGCTATGCTTCTAGTTAACAAGTTAAAAGATAAGGCTACAGAAATTGAAAAAGAAGTTAAGTCTATCTTCTTTCCACTACCAGTCGCAGTCAGAGAAATTGTTCCTAAACTTAAGAAAGACGGTACGTTATCTACTGTTGGTCTTCGTCATATTGACGATAGATCTGTTGTTGTTGGGCCACATACTTCAATAGAATTTCAAGAGTTTAATCTTCAATCAAGACAACAGATTGTTAGGCATTTGTTGTATAGGGGTTGGAAACCTTCTAAGTTTACAGATAAGGGCCACCCTATAGTAGACGAATCTGTACTAATGGAAGTAGATATTCCTGAAGCCAAGAAGATTGCAGAGTATCTACTTCTTGAGAAACGAATTGCACAGGTTCAATCTTGGCTTGACCTTGTAGAAGAGGATGGAAAGGTTCATGGTAAGGTACTTACTTTACGTGCTATCTCAGGACGTATGGCCCATCATGGCCCAAACATGGCACAGGTTCCTGCAAAGTATTCTCCGTATGGTAAGGAGTGTAGGGAATCTTGGACAGTTAGCAGCCCTGATAATGTTCTTGTTGGTTGTGATGCTTCTTCGTTGGAGTTACGTGGTTTAGCCCATTATCTACAAGACAA